TCTTTCTCGCAACAGCAGAACGCCTTTGCGATTCTGTCATTCGGGCGGCTTTTGCAGCAGGGACGCATTTGGGGTACTTTCTTTTTGATCCAGACGCAGGTTTTCTTCCACACTCTTTGAATCCCCCACCTTTTTTCTTCGAACCTATATCTACCCATTTTTCATTAAACCATTTTGTTAGTCCACCGCTTTTCATACCCGGCACACAGTTTGGCACAAGTTTTCCACCTTTTTTCTTCATGCCTTTTTGTATATATCCATCCCAACATGTTCCCTGCTTAGACATATGTAAACTTTGTTGAATCTATTACACCACCATTAGCTTTACCTGCTGGTTTTGGACCTTTAAAATCTTTTCTTTTTACACCAGATGGATCTCTTGCTTTACCAGCGCAGATTTTACTAGCGTAGGCGTTAGCATATGCTGACGGATACACTTTAAATTTTCTTTTCGCTGCTGCTTTACCTCTTGGACATAATTTTGTCATTTCATCCCCTTTAATAAACCGCCATAGTATTTTTTGTACGATGGATTAGAGAGTTTTTTTCCATCAACAGTGCCTGAAATATAGCTTCCAAAGTAAGGTTCCATAACACCACCTTCTTTTTTGCCATGAACGTTTTCTATCTTGCCTTTATTTGCAGATGCATAAAAAACAGACTCACCTTTTTTGTCTCCATACTTATCTTTCATGGATTTCATAATTTTTTTACCTTTTTTAGTAAGTGGCATTATTTTTTACCTCCGTTACGGAATATTTGTGTTCCCTTTATACCATAAATACTCGCAACGACAAGGATCCACAGGTTTGTGAACCATGAAGGGAGCTGCGAAAACATCTCGAAGAATAATTTTACTTTGTCCATCGCACTTGGATCGTCTGATACGACTGCCCAAGCGAGCACCAGCACGGGCAGGCTCAAAATTATAAGAACTGCCTCGTCTTTCCAGTCTGATTGTCGAGCTTCTAAAAGTTTTCCCTGGTAAGCTTCTTTTCCTTCGGCCATTTTTTGAGCATGCATAAGTTGTGCATCAGACATTGCCATTTTCGTACGTTGTTTATTGGCATAAATTTTACTTCCAGCAGATACTGCTAATTTAATTGCGCTTAACCACATTTTTATGCTCCTTTATTAAAAATTTTGCTTTTGCTTTACGTCTTATACTAAGATATTTTAAGATTTCTTTCAATATGTCGATTGCAGGTTGGTTTCTTACTCTCCAACGATAAGAAGTTTTCCAATGTTTCTTTCTTGGAGCCAGTTTTGTTACATGACCAACTTTAAAAAACTTACTTATTGATAAAATTACGTCTTCATCTGTCATTTCACAAGAAATAGTAGGATAATAAATGTTTCCACGATTTTTTTCCATGAAAAAACTACCTTCGCCGTCTAAAATACCGGCAAAATAAGCTATTTTATTTAACCCCGACAAATTTTACACCCCTACCTTTTTGAACGGCTCCTACACCTCGTATTCCATCTTTTCTANAAGGACATTTTCCGTGTGGATTTGGTCCTTTTTTAGGTGGAGGTCCAAATCTTTTTCCTCCTGAAAGTCCACCACTTTTAAATTTAAAATTTGTTTGATTTTTTTTATTAGGATCTTGAAAATCAAAACCCATGTAATAAGGCATCATTGGTTTTGCTGCTTGAACAGGTTTTGTAGTTGGTGTTGGGGTTGTTATTTGTTTTTGTTGACCACCACCTCCACCATTATTTGGGTTAATATTTGTTTTTCCATAACCTGCTTCTTTTACGTATTCTTTACCTAAGGGTGAATTAGGCTGTAAACTTTTACCAGTTGTTTTGTAATGATCTCGATACAAACCTTGTTTTCTAGCAAAATTTTGTCTGCCTTTATAATTTAAATAAGACCCTACATTTATTGCAACCGATAAAGGCCCTACATTTGGAAGAGGTTTCTCGAAAGGAACATCTTTTGGATTGTTAGGTGGCCTATTTGTTTTAGTATCACCCGCACCCCCCTTTGTTGTTCTATCTTCTCCATAATATCCAGAACCTACATCAAACCTTGAATGCGTATGATCAGAACCTGTATTACCTGTATTTCCTGATGGAGTTCCAAAATCACCTTTTGAGGCATCCATTCCTCCACCTCTAAGTTTTTTAACTTTTCTCTTCACGTGCTTTATCCTGTAATATTTTTAATCTACCTCTTTGAACTTCTTCTTGTAGATTTAATTTATCTTCTGCAATAGTTTGTTGAGATTCAAATTTATTTGTTTCAACATCTAACCTTTCTGCAGTTTCCTGAGCTTTTCTAGCAATGTCTTGAGCTTTCAAGTCTAATTCTCTTTGTTTTAACATTACTAATGGATCTTGATTTTGTTGTCCTAAAAATTGCATTTCTTGATTTATCAATTCATCTGTTAAAACCACTATTCTTTCAGCGACTGCAGATGCAAATTGTTTTGCAAATTCTTCTGGATCAACTTGTTGTAATTGAACTAAATTTGGTTGTTGCATAAAAGTTTCCATAATTTCTTTTTTTGCTTTTAAACTTACGTGTTCTGAAATATGCCCTTGTAACAATGCGTATACAGCTGGATTAGATTGAACCATTCTACTTCTTATGAATGACATGTGTGCTGCAATGTGAGCATTATGATTTTGCTCTGCAAAAGCTTTTGGTAATTGCATTTGTAAGGCTGCTGTATTTTCTTGAGCTGGATCTATTGGTACAGGTGGATCAGGCTCAGGTTGTAATAAAGCATCAATATTTCTTACACCTAAAGCTTCATACATTCTTCTGTAAGCTTCATGCATATTATGTATCTGAGGGTTAGCTTGTGCTAACTGCAATTCTGTTTGAGCAAGTGTTACTCTTTGAGACATAGAAAATATATTTGGATCTGCAACTGGCACAACATCAACTCTGTCATCAAAGTCTGACATTTTAATCATTCTATTTCCACCAACAACATTATATGGATATTCAGGTGGTAAATACTCAGAGAATATTCTAGACATGATCTTAAACTCTTCTTTCATTGAATAGTAAGCACGTTTATGAATTGCAGACATAACTCTTGATCCACGCTCTAATAATGCAACTGTAGTTCCGACTGCTGCTTGTTGATTACCATCACCAACTTGTAAGTCAGCAATTGCAGCAAATCTTCTACCTGCATCAACGCAAAAACCTAATAATGAAAACAAAGTTTGACTTGGTTCTTTGAAAGGTAATAATTGAAATTGATCTCTAATGTTTCCACCTGGAGCATCAATATCTCTAAATTCTCCTGGTTGAAGAGGTTCAGCATCATCTCTTACTCTGAGTCCTCTTGATTTGAATCCTGCTGGTAGGTTAGCCAAAGTTCCTGCGTCTAGTAATTGTCTCAACGCACCTGTTGCAGCTTTAGACAAACCACCGATCATATGAATTAGACCAAAGCCATAAAAGCCAAGACCAGGTAAAAATTTGTAATGAACAAAATAAGGTATTCTTTTTCTAGAAGCATCATCAGGTCTGTAATTTCTATATATAGACATGATGGTCATGCTGTCTCTATCAAGTGTAACTATATAAGGAACTTTTACTCCATCATCACTTTCATATCCTGGTAGATCTAAATCAACATGCATTTCAACAAAGTTATATAGATCTTGATATTTTTGTGGAGTTACACCCTCGAGTTCTTGATATTTTTTTTGTGCTCTGTCTTCATTAAAAAAAGGTTCCGGTAATTCTACGTCTCTATAAAACCCAGAAGCAATTCTTTTTGCAACAGTATTTTTAGTAACACGTTGTATTTCTGATATTCTTTCAGCTTCATATAAATCCGATGCGTTGTAAGGCACCACTAAATCTTCTGCATGAATAAACGTAGCTTTACATCTTTGAGCTGCAGGATCATAATAAACTTTTTTAAATGTTGAACCAGCAAGTGGTAAGAAAAATAACATTTGATCCATTTCAGGTGTGTATTCTTCCATAACATCTGTTATTTGATAATTCATGTAATCTCTTACACGATTTGCTTGTTGAATAGTTTCTTTAGACTCAGCTCCAACAACTTGTGTTCTTACTGGTCCATCGGATGGTAATAATTCTTTAAACGCTTGTGCTTGAAACTGTGTTGCTGCTTCAGCTAATAAAGGGTGAGTTACACCAGATGCACCAATAAACGGTCTAGTAACTTCTTGGTATTTGAATCCTAATAGATCTAAACCTTTAGTGTAAGTTTCAATGTAAGAGTTTCTAGCTAAACTATCATCTTTAA